ATTAACACTTCCACCGTTTTAAAGAAGCCTTTGCACGTTCGCCGTCTTTGGCATGGGCTGCAACCGCACCCATACGAGCGCAAAATGATGCTTTGCGCCCTTTATCTGCTTCGGTCTTGGGATTGGGGGCGGGTGCTTTTAGGTTGCTACCCGTAGCGGCGTTGTATTTCTCACGCCCTTTGGCGGTCAGCCCCGCGCCCTCTTTGACAGATAGCTTCTCGCCTCGCCCTACAGATAACGACACGGATTTCTTAGCCACTACGCCCCCATCCAAGAAGTTTGTACGCCGTTTGGCGAATAATTGCGACTCTTAGGTTCTACATACTCACGGTGCGCGACGGAGAACGCAAACGTCACGCATATAGCGTCTGCTGCGTCGGGCGATGCTAGCCCCCTCGCTCTCATGTCCTTTTTAGACTCCAAAAAGATAGTTCCTTTTGAATCCGGCTTCATTACTGGTGATATTAAATCAGTTTTAAGTACTCTGTCACTAGGAATCGATGCGGTTTTGAGCCATTGACGCATATCGCCCCACATCTGCGCCCTTAAATTACCATACATGAGCGGATTTTTGGATTTATTACCAAAATTGACCCCGCGAATTTTGTATCGCTGCTCTTTCAATCTATCCACCACCCCACCGCCCACGCCACCTTCGTCAATGACCACCAACGCGGGCTTATATTCCTCAATCGCCTCAATGACGTGCCCGACAACGGTCATCGTATCGTCGCCCTTAAACCGTTTGATGCCAATAATGTCACGCCCTTGGCGGATGGCAATCACGGTCGAGTCAGACCCGAACCGTGCTGGGTCAACGCCCACAATAATGGGGGCGGATAGGTCTTTGAGGCGGGCTCTACGCATGGCTTCGTCAACGATCGATGACGATATAAACTGATCGTCCCCCGCCGAGGGGAAGTCACCATAGACCTCGACTGCCGCCTGTGATGAATCGGCGCCATATTCGTCAATGATCTGCTGATACACCGCCTTGTCCGTACCCTCGACCATTCTTGCGTCCACAATTTTGGTATTCCAAAAGTCACGCTTAGAGTTGTGGCATTCGTAGAAGTAACCGGTATTTCTGCGCGGGTTGGAGAACGCCAACCAAAAGCGGTTAGGCGTGTTCTCGGTAAAGAAGCCAGCAGTCACCGCCCAAATGGCATCATCAATACCGGACGCCTCATCAAAGATCACCATCACGCCGTCGTAGTTGTGAACCCCTGCGTACGCATCAGGGTTCTCGCTTGACCACAGTCTGCCCTCTACCGACCAATAGCGTGTGCCTTTCTTTAGGTCACGCTCGACCAATTCGGTCATCCACTTAGCGGGCATGAGGCGTGTGGCTGATACTTCAAACCAATGTGAGTTGAGTGACATGGCCAACCACTTGGTAATCTCTGCCCAAGTGACCGATCGTAGCTGTGATTCGGAGTTAGCCGAGATGATGGTCGTCGAGCCAATCCGTGTGGAGAGCATCCATAAGGTTAGCCAACTAACCAACGCTGACTTGCCAATACCGCGCCCTGATGACGTTGCCATCCTAAAGGTGTCAAAGTCAATTTTGCCGCCGTTCTGTTTAATGTGGGCGGTTAGGTCGGACAGCACCTCGCGTTGCCATTTGCGTGGGCCGGTGAAGTTCTCGAGCGGTGTGCCCTTTTGACCCCACGGAAATGCGTACAAAACAAACGCTAGTGGGTCATCCTTGATCTTGGGTGACCAAAGCGCCGACATGAGGCGCATCTCTTCGGCGGCGCTGTACTGTGTCGTTTGCATCAGAACTTCTTGCTGTAGCGGGCGTTGACGTTAAACATACCGCGCGGGCCGTACATACCGCCAATATCTAAATTACCGCCGTTACCAAGGTTAGTGTTGTACCCCGCATCAATACCGCCAGGCATCATCTTAATCGTGCCGTCCGGCATCCGTACCATCACGCCCGAGGCACCTGCGCGTAAGTTGTCGCCTTGGTAGCCACCGCGCGCCATTAGCGCTTCGGGCATAAAAGGAACTGTTTGACCGTTGGGAAGCTGCACATTGTAGCCACCCGAGTTGCCTTGAACCATACCTTGGAATGGCGATTGACGGCTAGGCATTCCATACTGACCGTCACCTTGTTGGTTAAGCATTGCAACTTGGGTTGCAAAGTCAGGCTCAACATCGCCGCCCATCAACATCATCTTGCGCCGCTCTTCAGGCGTCAGGTTCTCGGACAAGTAGCGCAGCATATTTAGATTCTTGGGCATTAGTTCGTTGGCCATTGCCGGACTCCATATCTATAGTTAACCGTTGTTCGGCTTGCTCAAGCGCCGTGATGATGCTGATCTGTTGCGTGACATCGACTTGGACTTGCTGCTTGGCGACCCAATCATGTTTGTGTTTTAAGAACTCCAACGCCATCTTAGCGTCGCCGCCCACCGCTGCGTCATACACGACTTGCGACATGGTTGCTTCCGCTTCGGCACGGCCTTGCATCGCCGCTAACTCGACAACAGGGTCTAGCTGGCAGAGTTTACGAAACTCTTCGGGCATCATGCCAGCCCTCAACGCCAAGGCGTCATTAGACAAACCTAACTTTGCGGCTTCGTAGACGCGCAACAAACGCGACTCGGTGGCGCGGACTTCGCGGGGTGTGAAGTGTAGAGATAGCATTTTGCGATTGTAGGTCATGTGGGCAATTTATTATATAAAAAAATTTTGAGCGTGAACCCTCCGCTAGCTAGGGCTCCTCGCAGGGCCCTCCCCCCCCACCCCCATGCCCTCAAGAATGCTTAATGCCACACAGCCTGGACTCACTAAGTCTTAGGTTGTCGGACAACTTACAAGGCTAAGAGTTAGTGAGTGGCTCACTAAGTCTTAGTGCTTAACCTGGTTAAGGTAGGCTTAGTAGCTCACTAAGTCTTAGCCAGTAATGCTCACTAAGTCTTAGCCACTAAGTTTAACTTGTAGGCAATGTAGGCAATGTCGGCAATGCATAAAAAGTCGCTAGCCTCTCTACAGCGTGTGCGCTAACGCTCCGACACATATACAGCCTATAAGTAATGCTTAGTATTATATATAATTTAATTTATTATTTGTTAACTGACTACAGTAGACTACAAGTTATCTATCTGTCGGATAAATAAGGCTTTTTGTGTAGGCAATTCGCCCTTATTTTATGACCTACAAACTTACCCACCTGACCGACAACAATGTCACATAGTGGACTATTATTGCTATATATTTATGTACATAGCTATAAAATCATGTACACTAAAAGCTCACTCAACAAACCTGGTGACCGACATGAATCGAAAACTTATTGCCAGTATTGCCTTTTGGCTAGGCTTTGCGCTAGTCAGTTTCGTCTATATAGACATCGCGCTAGACATTCTCTCTAACTAAACTAAGGTAATCAAAATGACACAAGTACACTTAACTTTAAAATCATCGAACGCGAAGACGGGCGCGATACCCGTTAGTACTTCTGGTCGCGCGACTTGCCCAACCTCTTGCCCCTTTCAAACGGCCGGATGCTACGCCGATAATTATGGTTTGAATTTTTTGTGGAATCGCGTAACCAATGGATCGGCGGGCACGGATTGGTCAACCTTTTGCAATACTATATCGACGCTACCCGCCGATCAATTGTGGCGTCATAATCAAGCGGGTGACTTGCCACAAGATGGGCAAGGGCGCATTGATGGTCATTTGATGGGTTATTTAGTCGCTGCCAATATTGGCAAACGCGGGTTTACTTACACTCACCACGATCCCGCGATAGGTGACAACGCCAAGTATATAAAGGGCTCGAATGATTGGGGCTTTACTGTCAATTTGAGCGCGAATACGCCCGCCCACGCCGATACACTTGCCGCCCTTGAAATCGCGCCTGTGGTGGTTGTCTTACCCTCAACGCAAACCACTAACACGACCACGCCAAACGGGCGGTCTATCGTCATTTGTCCCGCTGCAATACGCGAGGGCATAACCTGCGCGACTTGCCAATTATGCGCCCGTGTGGATCGCAAGGTAATCGTAGGGTTTCCCGCGCATGGCTCAGGCACTAAAAAAGCTGAACACGCTATAACTTTTTGGAGCAAGCAATTATGAGCCACTATTTAAAAGAATTTCCCGACTACGACGACGAGCTGCCCACGCTTGACGGTTTCGTTGACGATTCATGGCACAACGACACTTGCCCCTCGCTGTTTAACGCGACCTATAACCTCAAGCTGTGGTGCGAGTACGAAAACCCTGAACTGCGCGTAGGTACAAAGCGATTTATTTTGTATTACCAAGACATTGAAGAATCACTTAACGACCGATTGCTTTTGGAATCAGACAGCTTAGACGCTATTAAACAAGCCATTAAAAAGGTGACAACATGAAAGCCGATCTCATCAAAGAGTTTAACGCGATGCGCGAAGTAGGCCTAAGAGTGCCACAAAGCGCCTACGCGCTGCTCGACACGGAAGACCTAGACCAATACGACAACATGAGCGTATCAGACCTTGCAGACCTTTTAATTCAATTATCTGAGGTGACAGAATGAAAACATTTATATGCTATTGGGGCGAGGGTTACGAAAACCACGGCGCGGAGGAACACTCACTCGATTTCTTTTGCGAAGACAATTGCTATGAGCCGGAAGACATCGCCGATATTGACGCGCTTGAAGTTGGGCAAGTTTGGCAAACTTTAGTTTTTCCCGAAGGTAAACAGTTTGTTATGAGGGTTGAATAATGAGAACCTATTATCTGCAAGACATGGCGGCGGCGTATGTTGAGGCGGCGTATTTCACAGACGGCGAGGGTGACGAAATAGAAAGTTCTGAATTTAGCGTTGACTTTAAACGGGACGCATACGCCGCTTGTCATAACTTTGAGAACGCTTGCGCGACCTTAGAAATTGATTTGCGCGACTATCCGGCGGAACAGGTCGGGCATGATCTGTGGCTGACCCGTAACGGTCACGGCGCAGGATTTTGGGACCGCCCTGAGATTTACGGCGGTCACGCTGACCTATTCACAGGCATGGCTCGCGCGCAGGGTTACCACGAACCGGAGTTTACAGAATGACTATCACTATTTATGGCTACTGGCGCGGCGATAACGCGCCCTTGACCGCAACTTGCAAGATAGGTCTAGACATCGGCGCAGATGATGACGATATATTTTTTTACTTTAGCGAGGGTGAGCCGATCATCGGCAATCATGCGGATTTTACTGTTGAGGAGTACGAATAATGAAAACTAACTTACAAAAAGCGCAAGATTTTGTTATTGGTGAATGTCTAAGCGATTACCCGCCACGCGCATCATATGACAAGATTTTAGAATTGATAGATTCAGGCTCGCGGCGCGTGTCTGTTTGGGAACCGCTCGAAGACTGCGATGTCGTGCATATTATGGATAACATGGTAAGCGCAGTTACGCGCTTGCTTGACGCGCAAGAGGTTAATCATGTTCACTCATAACTACAAAGGTTTGTACATCCACGGCTATATTGACCGCCCAGAATGTAGCGTTATTTTCGCTCATGGCGGCGAAGTGATCCCGCGCAAGTTTAAATCCTACCGCGCGGCTCAGTTATTCATTACAAAGGCGTTAACACTATGAAAACTTATCGAGTGATTATCGAGTCAGTCGGGCGCAGAGAGATCATCGTGCAAGCCGATAGCGCAGACGAAGCGCAAGACGCTGCGTGGGATCAATGGGACGGCGGGACAGACGGCTACGCCGATAACAGCATTTTGTCTTCTGAGGAGGTGGTAGATGAAATATAAAAACGGACAGCCAGTCGAGGCGGGTGATGTGGTTCACGTTCGTAATCGCGCCTATACCGTGTATTCAATCAGCGACACGGTAACGCTGCGCTCAATGTGCGAGCGTGGCTACATCAAGCGCGTGTTTCCCGCTGACATAGGCGCGTACATCCCACGCCTACACCCGTTATTCGCGGGGTTGATGCCAATATGACCATAAGCCTAATTGCAGCCGCTATCGTTATTCTAATGATTCTAGTTTTTGACCTCTAAAACAACGCCCTACGGGGCGTTTTTTACAATCTTGAGGTCAGTCACAGCCGCCATCGGCGTACCCTCTCGCAACACCGTGACTTCCGCCATCGCGCGTAGGTCGCTCTTAGTACGCCCGATCATATCCGGCGCACAATAGACCTGTTTCTTAGTCGTGTACTCGCGTGATGACACACGCCCACAGTCAACCCACGCGCATTCCATCAGCGCATGGAGCAACGCGCCTTGTGACACCTTGTAGGTGCCTGGAGCGTTGAGCGACAAGGTGTCGCAGATCGAATGAAAGGGGCTAGAGATCACGCCTTGCGCGAACAGCCCCCTACGGTCACGAATCATATCGGCTAAGTAACTTTCATTCGCGCTCATACCTTGCTCGATAAGCGTCAATTTAAATTCGGTGACAGGGGGCGCAGCCGCAGGGTTGAAAGCCGAAACGTCGCGCGCCGCCAGCCAAGCCGCGCAAGCACTCACACCGCCTCGATCAAACCATCGCCATATCTTTTGGCTGTCTTCAGGGGTCATGCGGGGGACATTCGAACTCAGCGCGAACCATCGGCGGTCTTGGCTATCAAGGGTAATAGGTACGGGGTCATTAGAAAACGCTATCACTAGGCACCGGTTGACCATATCGTAGGGGCGCAAGTTTTTACGGTTGATCGAGAGATACTCAGGGGGTGCTGCGATTATGGGCTTGAGTTTGTTTGCCAAGGCTCGGCGGTCTTTTGCGTCCGGTTCGCGCAGTTCGTTTAAAATCAAAATTTCAGACTCAAGGGCGTAGTTAAACTGGCTATTCATTGTGTCGGAATCAAGCAACCCTCGGTTAGTCGCGTTTTCGCCGCACACCGCCCAAATAAACGGGTGATACATGGTGTCTTTACCAATGCCTTGGGGGCCTTTGTGTAGGACTGCGTGGTTGATCTTGCGCTGCGGGTATTGCAACTTAAACGCCATCACATCAAAAATGTGATTAAGCGACACTTGATCGGGTACTAAGTGGCGACAATGGTTAATCCACGGGGTGACGTCACCTGCGACACCTACCGGACGCGCGTCCCTCCATCTGTTGCCGTACACATCACCGCCACGCGACACCAACACGGTTTCACCCGCCGCGTACGTTATGCCCACAAGGGCAGGTGCGCCTTTCTTTTGGCGTAGTTCATCAAAGCACACAGACGCCTCAATGTGCCGCCCTGTACGCGCGGACTTGCACACGATATGGCGGTAGAGCGCGTTAAACGTGCCACGGCTAATCTCGCGCCGATCTTGCATATCAAAGTAAGCGTCATCGGCTTGAATGTACGCAAACCGCCCAAACCACTCTTCTTTCTCAACCCTGCCCAACTCGCGTTGTTCAATCTCGCGCTGGCGGCGTTTAACGTCATCAGGGTAAGCGTCAGTTGGCGCGATTACAGCGTACGTTTTAGCCATGACTGACGCAAGCAACTCATCGCGCAATCCTGGCGCGGCGCTTGGGCCACCCTGACCCTCGACCCACTCTAAAAAGATGTGGCTGTCCAGTTGCAAACAATGCGAATGCAAGCAACAGTACGCCCGCATCGCGGGGTTGTAACGGCCTTGGGGGTTGCCATCGGTATGCTCATGGGCATTGGGGCATTGAACGCCCGCCCAGCCTTCAGAGTTTGGGCGTGAGATGACCAAACTATTCTCGGCTAACCACGCAAAAATCGTGTCCGTGCCGTCGTCGTCAATGTGAATGGGCTTGTACACAGACTCGGGCGCACCTGCAACGACACCAAACGCGCCCATAATTTGGGGCAAGTTAAACTCACGCTCGGGGTGAAAGTCGGACAAGACGGACTTAAACCCCTCTCGACCAGGCTTGAGGTTAACGCTATCGGGTATCCTAAAGTTCCGCACCGCGTTACACGCGCCTCTGTCCGTGAACCCTGCCTCGGCAATCGCTTTAATGGCTGCGCTAAACTCTTCATGCTTGGGTTGATCGTCAAGCGCAAAGGTATAGCCCCATTGGAAGTTGGCAGGGGATGTTTCGATCTTCCACGTTGGCTCAAGCGGGGGCGCTTTGCTTTTGGTGCCTACGTCGTCAAGGACTAAGAACGCAACGTGGGTACAGTTGTGGATACTGGCGCTCGGTTTGCTTTTAAACCGTTCAATGACGAATGAGGCCGTGTTGCAATACCATGCGCCCCCCTCTTTGTATTCGTGGGGGTAGTAGGCTGGCCATGTGGCTTTAAGGGTGCCGTCGGCGTGTTGCTCAGAACCAACAGGCTTTTGACGCACCAACAGGCAAGTTTCACCCTCGGGGGCTTGTTTAGAGATATACTCGACAAAGTTCATGTAATACTCCTAGTTGTTTTGAGCCACCCTTGCCGGTGGCTTTTTTTTACTTGCCGTATCTAGTCATTGTGCTGATCTCGGCGTCTAAGGGCAAACCTTGCGCCCATGCGGGCGGCGTACACATAACCTCTCTTAGCCGCTCGGTGACGGCTTCAGGTTGATCGGTTTCAATAACAATTTCGTCGTGAACGTGGAGTACAACGTCGTCAAGGGCTCGGAGAGCGTGACGTAGTACGTCGTTCGCGCAGGCTTGGGTGATGTTTTCACAAGCCAAGCCTCGCCAAAGCCTTGCGCGTGGCCACTCGCGCGCATCGGCGGCGGGTTTCCAAGCGGCTTTGGCGTAGCTGATACCATCTTCTTCTATTTTTGCGAATGGGTAGCAGAGGATGCGACCCGAGGGTAAAGCGTACCATAAGTGTTGCCCGTCAAACAGATAAGTGACACGCCCTGCAACGATTTCTTTACCCTTATTTCGCATCGCAATCATGTAGCCAGTTTCCAACTCTTGCCAATACCTGACGGCCCATTGGTTTGCGCGTCGCCACGCGTCCACGGTGCGCTGCGCGTCTGACTCAGTCATAGTCAACCCGTAGGCGCGACCCATTGCAGAGAACGCGCCAATGCCACCACCGAACCCGCAAGCGAGAATGGCAACCTTACCGATCTGACGTTGGTCGGGGGTGACTTGGTCTTCAGGTATCTTGTACATGGCGGCCGCCTCACGAACGTAAATGTCGCGCCCTGAACGGAACACGTTTAGCACGTCATCGCCGCGCCCTGACAGCCACGGGGTCATACGCGCCTCAATCTGCGCCCAGTCGGCAACCACCAAAGACTTACCCTTAGCCGGTATGATCGCAGGGCGCAGCATACCTTTTAGAACGTCAGTAACTCGCTTACCAAAACGGGGAACGATGGGCTGTCCGAGAACCATGCTCTCTCTAACAGACTCGGGGTCTTTGGCGCACTTGCGCGTAAAGTTGTGAACTTGCGCGCCGTAGCTAGACGCGCGACCTGTTGCCGATCCTCCGGCGAACACAAAGGCTCCACGGACGCGATTGTCCTCCACATCTGCCAAGTCGCGTAGGCGTGAGAACTTCGCAACCGACGACGCCCAAAGATCGTCCGCACATTGGATAACCTCGGCAACGTCGGGCGGTAAGTCATCTGTCGCAAGTAGGTTCGCACGAACGCGTTTATCGATGCTGTATTTTCCATCTTCCACTTCCATTAGTTTAAGGTGTTCGGGGCCTAACCGTTCTTTGACCCATTCGCGCATTTTCGGTGAGCGGACTGACGTGATTGCGCCATTGGTGACACTTCTGACAATGGACTGAATATCCGCGAGTTCGGTGGCCGCATAACCAATAGCTGCGCGGGCAAGATGCACGTCCACCAAGACGCCGCGATCGTTGATTTTTTCGTTAACCTGATAGTCATGTAGTTCCTCATCTGATAGGGGGCGTAGGCTCTGACTGACGGCGCGCATGGCGCGCACATCTTGCTCACAGTATCGCACCATCTCGGTCATTAGTGCAGCATCTTCTTTAAACGGCGGCACACATAGCGCACGAATCAACTGCGCGCCACGGTAATCTTTCTTCATGCTCGCACCGGCAAAGCGCCCCACATCTTCTAGGCTACCAGGCGCACAGTTTGCTCGGGCTTGTGTTGCGGTGCAATAGAACTGCTCTAGCTTAAAGTTGATCTGTAAGACATACCAAAAGATCAAACGCTCAAAGGCTGCGTTGTGGGCGTAGATTAAGCCGGTGTGGTTGCGTACACGTTGGGGGAACGGCTGCGTGGGTAACCAAGTGACTACGTCTTCATCGTCAAAGGCGTAACTCATGCACAGCACGTCAGTTGTCGAGTCTTGCGCGTAGTTGTACACGCCATGCTTCTTGAGGTCGCAATGGCTGCGGGTTTCAAAATCTATAAATAAAATCATAAGTGTAGGTGGGGGCGTTGATTTGGTCGTTACTGAATGTGTATAGGAAACCGAGAAAAATATACACTTACGACATCCTCAAACGCTCGGTTAACCGCCCCCTGAACCTTACTCTTTTGGCAACTGCGGCAACGCTTGCAAGCGAATCTTAGCTATCAGGCCTTCGACCTGTTCGTAAGGTTGACGCCCAAGCATCGCCATGATCACGTTGATCTCTTCTAGCGTGAGTTCAAGTGTCATGCTGCACTCCGACGACGACGTGCGGGAGGTGCTGCCTCGGGCTCGACAATTGGCTCTTCGCCATCCATGCTGACCCACGACTGAATGTCAAACAGGGGTGTGAAGATACGACCGTAACTCTTGTGCTGATAATGCTCTTTTTTCAAGAGTACAACTGGCACAGGTTTGCTCGGGTCTTTATCCACCTGTTCGGCAATGGCCACAGCCAAGGTTTGTACGCCACGCTT